AGCAAAGGTTGGATCAATTTCAATGCACCTTGCTGTCATCATCGCGGGCATAAACAAGATACTAGATCTAGAGGTAATTGCTTGTTTACTAACGATGGCGCAATAGTAGCAAATTGTTACAATTGCGGTTTCAAAGCTCGCTATATGGGGGGAGATATAACCCATAATTTTGAAAATTGGTTAGTATACCTAGGTGTTCCTCGACAAAATATACAAGAAGCTAAACTTGAAATATTAAGCAAAAAACTATCTGGAGAAATTGAAACCGTCGAACGATCGGAAATATTTCAACCGGGACATTTCCATGAGGTAGAATTACCAGATGGATCTAAACCTCTGACAGCATGGTTAGAAGACGAAATACCAGATGATCTCGTTCATTGTTTAGATTATCTAGGGTCTAGAGGTAGAGCAGTTGCCGATAATTGGGAATACCACTGGACGCCTAACACAAAATGGAATCTAAATCACAGAATAATTATACCATTCTATCACAGAGGAGCAGTAGTTGGATGGACTGCTAGATATGCAGGAACACCTCCATCTAAAGATATACCTAGATATTTTAACGGACAATTACAAGAAGGGTACGTGTTTAATAGCGATGTGTTAACAAATAGAACACGTAAGTTTGTTGTGTTAGTAGAAGGACCATTGGATGCTATATCAATTGACGGGGTTGCTGCATTAGGTAGCAAGCTCAATAAACAACAAGTATCTTGGCTTAATAGCAGTGATCAAGAAAAGATTGTAATGCCGGATAGACAACTTAAAAATCAAGAATTGATAGATCTTGCTGTTGAACAAGGATGGTACGTTAGTTTTCCTGATTGGGAAGATGACATTAAAGATGCTGCTGCGGCAACATGCAAATACGGCAGGCTTTATACGTTGGCGACAATATTAAATGCCAAAACAAAAAGCCAATTACAAATTGGCTATAAACGTAAACTAATGAAAGGTTAAACATGGATAGAGAACCAGACGAAATCAAAGAATATAACGAGGAACAACAACGGCTCTTTATCTCTGTGCTACTGAGTAGCGATGAAATATTCTCTAGATGCCAGAATATTCTAAATTCTAAATATTTTGTTAACAAGCTTCGACCTGCCATGCGCTTTATATTGAAGCATGTTGAAGATTATCGAATACTTCCAAAATTTGAACAGGTTAATGCTGTAACTGGACTAGGATTTAAACCTGTTGAAAATATTGCACCACAACACCAAGATGCATTTCTAGACGAAATTGAAGAATTTTGTAAAAATAGAGCACTTGCTAGCGCTGTATTAGATAGTTTAGATCTGATAGAAAAAGGCAATTACGGTGAAGTAGAAAAACGTGTTAGAGAAGCAATACTAATCAGCCTTCAAAGTGATATAGGTACTGACTACTTTGCTAACCCTCGCGAGCGTTTAATGAAAATCAAAGACAACAATGGTCAGGTTAGTACGGGTTGGAAAAGCGTTGATGAAAAATTATATGGTGGTGTAAACAGAGGAGAGATTACCATATGGTGTGCAGGATCTGGTGTTGGTAAATCATTATTTTTGCAAAATATTGCTATCAATTTTGCTAAACAAGGTCTTAATGTTATCTATATTTCATTGGAGCTCAGTGAAGAACTGTGCTCAATGAGAATGGATAGTATGATCAGTGAAGTAGCAACTAAAGAAATATTCCGTAAGCTAGATGAAGTTGAAATACGTGTAAAACAAGCAGGACACAAAAGTGGGAGTTTACATGTCAAACAAATGCCACAAGGCAGCACAGTTAATGATATCAAAGCCTATCTAAAAAATTATGAAATTGAAACTGGCAAAAGGGCAGATGTATTGGTAGTAGATTATCTAGATCTGCTATTTCCAAACAATAAAAAGATTGATCCAAGTAACTTGTTTGTTAAGGATAAGTTTGTTACTGAAGAATTGCGTGGATTGATGGTTGAAAGAAAGATGATTGGGCAAACAGCAGCACAGTTGAACCGAGGTGCAGTTCAAGAACAAGAACACGACCACAGTCATATTTCTGGTGGTATTTCAAAGATTCAAACAGCAGATAATGTTATTTCAATTTTTGCATCTGCTGCAATGAAAGAAAGGGGACAATACCAGGTGCAATTTTTAAAGACTAGATCGTCTAGTGGTGTTGGCAGTAAAGTACCATTAGGGTTTGATCCAAATACATTGCGAATATTCAATATCGATGATGATGGTGCTGTAGCAATGGGAACAGCAAATACAGCAGATGTGTTTGCAGATCTTCGACGCAAAAACGCAGCAGCAGCTAAAAAAGCTGATGCAGTTGATACCAGCAAGGATCAAGGAAAGAGTGTAAAAGATCTAGAAAGTCTCAGAGCACTGGTTAGAAGATAATCAGTCTTTTGAAGTTTTAGATAATTCGTCTACCAATAACAGTAGTTCTACTACCATATGAGCAAATGCATCTCCGTCGAGGGCATGATCGTCCCCCTCAACGCGAGATACCATTTTACTAATATTTTCTAGAGAATTACCAAGTTTACCCGCATTGGCAGCTTCTAATGAAGCTGCCATCAGCGTAATAACATTGTTGATACCACCTTCTATTTGTTTGCCCTTCATACCTTTTACAAGATTTTTAATAATCTTTATAGAATGCAAACGAGCAGTTGGGGATTTTTCAGCAATTTCTGTTATCAGTTTAACAAGATCGTCCATGCTTATCGTTTCTGCATCAATCTCATCATCTATAGATTCATCAGATTCTTCTATACTAAACACGTCAGCGTCGTCTAGATTTAATGCATGGTCAAACGCAATAGCAAATGCCATTGCTTGATCGGCTGATAATCTTGGTTTATCTTGTTTCAGCATGTTAATACCACTTTTAAAGCTAGACACTTTATCATCTGGTATACTCAACATTTTAATAAGTTTGTCTGGATTTATATTATTGACTAATTTTTCTAATCCAGCTGGTTTAGTAAGAAGATCATCAATGTCTTCTGGACTTGCTTCGTCGTTATCATCTACAGCACTGTCATCTGCAGAGCTGTCATCGGTTGATTTCTTATCTTCTTCTGGAAGAATAGTCATGAATTCATTGAGCTTATCTACCAATGAACGAAAATCTTCTGCAACAAATCCAGCCATATACAGTCTCCAATAGTTGTCTGGTATTTATAAATTGTTTGCTTGTTTCATAAATATCTATAAATCTTTAGGAATCCGCTGTGGAGTCTATAAAAAATATAATCGATGAGCTTGATGCAATAGTTCCTGCTAAAAGCAAACACACTGTTATTGAAAGCCGTGCTTCGCACGTAATTGCTAGTGCAATCAATTTGGTCAAACTGATCAGGGAAAGTTATCCTGAAGACCAAGCAGATGATCTAGTAAAAAGGCTGTACCGCAGTATAGTCAGCGAAGATTCTCGAAAATTTACTAGAAAAATTACTGAAATGAGGAAGCAAAAATGAGGCTATCGGATGTAAGCAGCTCTCCTGCTCAGATAGAAGAAGGATTGAAAGACTATCTCGGTCTCGTTGGTAATGCTCTAGCAGGTGTTGTAAGTGCTAGACACCACGGCAAAGCCGAAGTACAAAAACTTTTAATAGGTGCAAAGCGTAACTTTATGCAGGTTATGGGAAGAAACAGCCAAAAATGGCAAAATCTTACATGGAAAACATTATTTTCCTATATGACTATGCCAAGACAGCTAGCTTTATCTCCGGACGAGCTCAAGCAAATGCTAGCAGACCAAGATACAAAGAGGAAAATATCTGCTTTGATAACAGCATCAAAATTACAAATTCCAAATGGGTTTTATGCAAATTTTTGGGGAAAAACAGCTAAACTAATTGGAGGTGATGAAGCTGACAAACAGTCGGGTGCAAGAGCAGAAATAGTTGCAACATATCTACTTGAACTTGGATGCATAAAAAAGCTTGAAAGAGAAGAAGGCAGTAAAGATGTTGAAGACGACGGAAGTTCTACTACACCAACGCCTACACCCACGCCTACACCTACACCTACACCCACGCCTACACCCACGCCTACACCTACGCCTACACCTACGCCATCTCCCAGTACAACGCCAACAGAACCTCCTACAGGAACACCCTCTGTAACTCCAACAACAACTACTGGTGGAGGAACTCCCCCAATATCAACAACAGGTAACCCTCCTCCAACAACAATAACTCCGCCTGTTGAACCCCCAACGTCAGTTATACCGCCAGTAGAACCGCCAACAACAACAACTACTACGCCTCCACCAACAACGCCTCCTCCAACAGAAACAAATTTACCGCCTCCCAAGTACACCCCTAATTTGTTTATTGAGGGTCTTGTTCCTAGAGATACAGGGTTGAGAACAGGGCTTAGTGTCATTCCGCAAGGGCTAACAGGTCAGACACAAGGTTTGGGGGGTGGCGCAGCAGGTGGAGTCTCAGTAGAATCAGACCAACCACAAAAGGCAGTCTGGAACGTACAGTCTCTCAACCTTCAGCCAGGGGCGCAGGAAGAAGAAACTAAAGATTACGGTAACTTGTCCACAGCATTAGGAATTTAATATGGTAAACGCAGTCAGAAACTTAACAAGAATGGGCGCAGATGTGCGTCAGAT